GCAATTTATAATGCTGCTAAAAAAACACCTGCTCCTGAGAGATACGAAATATTGAAACAATATGTTGAACAAGGTGGTGGTACACTAAGACTTGGTAACGATACCGAATCTGTGGTATTCGCACCCCCTTCTGTAAAAAGTGCTGCTACTCCAAGTCAATTTAGTCATGGTGGTACACAAGGTAAAACCCAATTGGGTGGAGTGTAATAATAACTGATTTTAATTAATATTTTAAAAACCCGAAGAAATTCGGGTTTTTTTGTAACATTTTTTTCCATTTGTCGTATAAGAACACATGATACATAGAAAATTTAATAAGTTGAAGTTCACCAGAACTTATATTGGTGGTTCTAAAGAACGTGAAAATCAGATTTTTATAAACGTTCAAGGTGAAAAAGAGGATAATTCCCAAGTGGATTGGTTCGAATATAGAAGGATATTCACTCAATATTCTAATGATATTCTCAACATAGTTTTAAGTTGGAGATATTTGATGAATGTGATGACTATTGGTTTTGCAGGACTTGCATTACTGATTTCATTTCTAAATCCTTTCATGGGAATGGTCGTTTTCGGTATGGCGTTTGCCTCATATATGGCTTTTCTGTATTTCAAAAATAAGGAAAAGAAGATATTATCCGCACATGATTTTTCTTTTGATATAATATTATCGGCAATTGAACAACAAACTGGTTTCGAATTCAGTAAAAATTAATTTCCTGTTTCCCTATTACCAGTATTTATGAGAAAATCATATTATGGATTACGATGAAAAGCAGTTGAAACTGATTTACGTTCTGAAAATCGGTTATAATGCCAAGGATGAAGGATTATATGAATTCATATTCTCATTAGACCACACAAACATTGATATCGAAGGCTGGTGTTGGGATTTGTCTCCCGCAGTTAATAATGCTGAACCCCCAACTGAAGAATACATTAATGCGATTTTTAATTTAAAAACGTCTTCATTTGACCTGTTTTGTTTACACGAAGCCGTTGATAGGGAGTATATGCATGGTGTTTATACCATTCACGCACTGGCATATGAAATCGAAAAAGAGGGTGATGGAAACACTGCATTCAGTGATTACGAAGAAATGTTTGGAGGGGAGAATAACGATGAAGAACCGATATTGGTGTTTCATTACGGTATGACATTGGAAAGGGTTAGGGATTTATTGGCTTCTAAGAAAATAATTTTGAAAAATAATGAATTTGTAGAGACATCCTCTATTAAATTCGAATAATTTAATTATTTTTGTATTTATAGTTGAGTTCGTCTCACCATTTGGGAGAAGGAAATCGAGGGTCGGTACGCCAAGATGCGTATCGACCCTTGCTGTTTTAGGTTTATAAGTATTTATCTATAAACATTTTCATAAATGAGTGATGAATTAGAAATGAATTTAGATGATACGCCCCAAAAAGATGATGTTAATCTAAACCTTAATTTAAACGAAACTCCTGAACAAGATGATGGTATTCATCCCGAACACGTACCATTAATTCCATATGATGCGCAGAAGGAGAAGGAAAAGGAAGAAGCCAGAGAACAAGCAAGAAAACTCAGGAAATCTGCTGGTAATATTGAAGCCGTAATTGTTACTAAAGAAGGTGTTATAAAGAAAGCCAGCGAATTAACTTTCCAAGAACAGGAAGATGAGATTGTTCGTTGTGCCAGTAATCCAATTTACTTTATTGAAACATATTTAACAATCTTTGACCAGACACAGGGAGTTGCTGGTTCGATTGTTCCATTTAAATTATTTGAATTCCAGAAGACCTTAATTGAGGCGTATCAAGAGAATCGATTTGTTATAGCCAACAAATATCGTCAGGCTGGAGTTAGTACAACTACTTGTGCATATATTGCGTGGTATGTCATGTTTAATTCAAATAGGGCATGTGCGATTGTTGCCGATAAACTCGAAACCGCAACTGGTGAATTAATGAGTGATGTGGTTGAATTCATTGAAATGTGTCCTAAGTGGCTTAGACCAAAAACAGGAAAAGAATCTGAGGATGGTTTAAAGGATACGCAAAAACTCAAGATTTACGACAATAAGTCAAGACTTGGTGCATTCGCATCTAAATCGATTCGTGGTATGACACCAACCCTGCTGTTCTGGGATGAAACTGCGTGGTCTGAAAAGGGTGATGTGTTTTGGACATCAGCACTTCCTTCATTGGTGACAGGTGGTCGTGCAATTATGGTTAGTACGCCTTCAGGACTTGATGCGGTGTTCTATAAAACCTTCCAAGGTGCAAGAGAATTCGATGAAGACGGAAAAACATCAAATAATTTTCATGCCGTTGAACTCTGGTGGTATAATGACCCCAGATATAATAAAGATTTGTATTGGGTTAAGAATAAGGGAAAGAAAGACGAGAAGAAATTAAAAGACGAAGATTGGTCACATGAGAAACGTTCCATGATGGTCGAAGATAATTGGGAAGCAACCAATGAATGGTTTGAGGAACAAATCAAAAACGCTAATGGTGATATGCGTAAGGTTGCGCAGGAATTATTATGTTCGTTTCTGGGTTCTGGTGATAACTTTATTGCTGAAGAATATCTCAAACGAATTCAAGAGCATGAGATTCTCCCACCAATACGTCAAGAATATCATGACGGAAAAATGTGGATTTGGGAAGACCCACAGGAAGGCGAAGACTATATTATGGCGTTGGATGCGTCACCGGGTCATGGTGAAGACCATTCGACAATCAATATGTTAAAAACCTTGGAAATTATTGAGGAAAAGGTGATTAAGAAAAATGGTAAAGCGAAAAAGATTAAGATTAAACGACATAAAGTCGAACAGGTTGCTGAGTACTATGGAAAGATTACACCACAGTTGTTGGCTGAAATTGCATACCAATATGGAACGGCATATAATAACGCATATTGTGTTGTCGATATCACAGGTGGTCATGGTGTTCACACAATTGATAAAATGTTTGATATTGGTTATGAAAATATTCATTATGCCGAAGTTCAGCATAAACCAACACGTGATAGGTTAAGTGGTTATATTAAGAAGGGTCAGAAGGTTCTTCCAGATGGTGCAGTTTCTGTTGTTGACCTCATACCCGGTTTCTTCATCGGACAAAACCGTCCATCTGTTGTACTCGAACTCCAAAGAGCAATTCATTTAGAAGATGTTATTATTAGGTCACAGAGATTATTGGATGAGTTGAAGACGTTTGTAACCGTACCCGGTAATCGTGTAGCTGACCACAAACGTAGTTTCCATGATGATAGTATTATGGGATTAGCGATTGGTCTTTATGTCCTGAATTTTGATATGGCGAAATTCAAACAAAGTAAGGGTGTTACTGAGAAAATGCTGAATTCCATACTTACCATCAATGACATGAAAACCATTGGGGAGAAGAAAAAATTAAAGAACAAACCAATGCTTACGGCAGATGGTGCAGACCCCTTAAACCCGTATGGTGCGAATGATTGGTTATTTCAGGGAATAAAAGATAAAAACAAAAGATAGAATGTATTTATAAATAACTGACTTTTTCAAAATTTCAGAGTATTTATAAAAAACTATAAAAAATTATAATAATGGCTGACGAAGGTAAGAAAAAAATGACTGTATATCAGGAACTCAATAAGATGCTAAATCTTGATGGCTTTGGTTATGAAGAATCATCAGCAGTAGCTCCTGTGGCAACCCCACAAAAGTCGAAGATTATCATAAAGGGTAATACCCCAGAAGAGATTCATAGAAAGGGTCTTGAACTCGAACAGAAGAAAGAACTTCAAAGCAAGTTTTTCCGTACAACTGATAGAGGCTTCCAAAAAGCATTACAATATGAAGCAGCCAGACTTCCAGCATATATCGATTATGAAGGTATGGAATATTATCCAATCATTTCGTCAGCATTGGATTTATTCATGGAAGAAGCAACAACCATTGGTTTAAATGGTAAAATGCTTAACATTTATAGTAGTAAGGAAAGAATTAAGTTATTATTGGAAGAATTCTTCTATGATACGGTTAACGTTAATGTCAACTTACCATTTTGGGTAAGAAATGTGTGTAAATACGGTGATAACTTCGTTCTTTTATATGGTGAACGTAAAAAGGGTATTACTCATGTAAAACAACTTGTGAATTACGAAATCGAAAGATTTGAAAGAATTCAAAATGGCAAACCTTTGGTTCGATTCAAAGAAAGAATGACTGGTGACGAATTCAACGTATTTGAAATTGCTCACTTCAGACTTCTTGGAGACGATAAGTACTTGCCTTATGGCTCATCTATTCTTAATAAGGTTCGTAGAGTATTCCGTCAGCTTGTAATGGCTGAAGACGCTATGCTTACTTACCGTATTATTCGTGCAGGTGAGAAAAAGGTTTTTAAAATCGATGTTGGTAATATCGATGAGGACGATATTGAGGAATACATCTACAAAGTAGCGACTACATTCAAGAAAACAGCGCAGGTTCAACCAAATGATGGTCAAATCGATTACCGTTTCAATATTCTTGGTAATGACGAAGACTATTTCCTTCCAGTAAGAAATGCGAATACACAGACTGGTATCGAAACGCTCCCGGGTGCACAGAATCTCGACCAAATTCATGATATTGAATATCTTAGAGATAATTTATTTACAGGTCTCGGTGTTCCAAAACCGTTCCTGAGTTTCCAAGATGCAAGTGGTGGTGGTAAGAACTTGGCTCAATACGATATTAGGTTTTCTAAGAAAATCAATCGTATTCAGCAAGCAATGGTTCAAGAACTCAATAAGATGGCAATGATTCATCTTTATTTATTGGGTTATACTGGCGAGGACTTAAGTAGTTTCCAAATTACATTAACTAATCCAAGTACACAGCAAGAATTACTAAAGTCTGAATTACTACGTGATAAAGCACAAACTTACACTGAGTTAACACGTGCTGAAGGCGGTATTGCAGCAATGTCTCATACACAAGCAAAACGTATGATTTTCAACATGAGTGACAGAGAAATCGTTGACGACCTGAAACAACAGAAAATGGAGAAAGTCGTTATGCAAGAACTTCAGGATTCACCAGTTACAATTAAGAAGTCTGGTTTATTTGTTGACATCGATAAGAGATTCGGAGAACCAATTGAAGACATGGCAATGACAGGTGAAACCGAAGGTGGAATGCCACCAGAAGGAGGTGCACCATTAGGTGGTGAAGAAGGTGGAATGCCACCAATTGGTGGAGGTGCACCATTAGGTGGTGGTGATATGGGTGCTCCAGCAGGTGGTGCTCCTGACATGGGTGGTGGAGTTGGTGCTGCACCGATGATGGAAGGAATGAGTGAAGAAGACTATAATAAACATCTTGAGAAACTTGTTTTCGGTACAACCAAAGAACCCGAACAAAAAAATAATATCAAGCAAAAAGAGATAATTCAGGAAAATAACAATATTAATGATAAACTGAATAAAGGTGCTGCCGATATGGTTGCTGAGATTGACCAGTTATTGGAGAACAGTGAAAGTATTAACAGCAGAGAAAATATTAATGAAACGGAAGATATTGATATAGAGGATATTGAAAACATTGAATTAGAGGATTAATTCAAGCCTTAAATTAATATCTTTGCGGAATTAAGCATTTATAGTTAATTATAGTATTTATATTAAATCGGATTATATCATATGAAAAATGTCAACATAGGAATTGCCAATTTGATGGTTTCTAACAAATTAAATGAGTCGTATTTCAACGAGAAGTTAATTGGGGAGTCTAAGAAGATTGCTTTCGATTTTTTAGACGTAGTGAAAAAATCTCCGATTCTTCAATTAGAATTTAAAGTCTATAATAATATTGATGGCAAACATATCGAGAATGAAATTCTTGCTAAAGAATATATCGATAAACACATCAAATTGTTCGAAGTCTACACTCTTGAGGAAATCGAAGCCGAACACAAGAAATTAACGGAGTTCCTTACAGAAAACGTTATTCCAAATATAACCGAAGCCGATTATAATCTCGAAAAAATTGATTTATATAACGCAATTGACACGCTTATTGCTGAATCACTAAAACTTAGTGAAGACGTAGATGTTGATGAAATTCATGAAGCATTTAGTCTGGTTTTTAATCATGTTAAATCAGAAAGGAAAGGCTTACTTGAGAACGTAGATGTTGAACCAATAAATGAAGATGTTCTTGAAATCGCTGTGGGTAAGTTTAACGAGAAATACGCAAGTCTTGATGAAAGTGATAGAGAACTACTGAAGACCTTAATTAAAGCCGACTGGAGGGAGAAAAAGGCACTCCTTGAGACCTATAAGACCGAAACCCTTGGAATTCTGGAAGGCATAGACAAAGAGAATGTTCAGGACAACATCACCAAAGCCATTGATAAGATAAAGGAAATGGTTTATAATAAGAAAGATATCGATGATAATATCATCGGTCTCCATGAATTCAAGAAGGAATTACTTTAACCCAAATTCGCATTAAATCCGTCAAAAGTTGCTGCTGCCTCTTTAGTAATATTCAATTCTTTATAACCAAAATTCTCGTATAGGTTTTTAAAAATTCTATATACATAATTTATTCCCTCATTCTCATAATTATCACCCATGTTTTTCGCTGCTGCAATGGCTGCGGGGTACGAAGATGATTTCACAAAGCCCGGTCCTCTATTATATCCAAATAATGTGCAACTTGCTAAAGCATCACATCGTGTTGAAATATATTTCATGTATGCGAATTGTGCTTTAATCATTATTCTTGGGTTATCGATAATGTTTTGATGCAATATTGGTCTATTTTGTCTTCCCAGATTATAATCAACAAGAAATGGATTTTTGGGTGGAGTCCCTGCCGAGAATGTGTATCCAATCATGTTTTTAGATATCGCTTCTTTATCGGCTGTATTCATCCCACCACGTGAATTTCTCATGATTATATCATAAACAGCATCATCAACAAATTGACTAATACCCGATGCACTACTATTAACCGCATAATTCCACACAATAAATGCTGATTCTTGATATGCCTGTGCTGCCATGATATTGGCATCCATTTCGAATTCTTCGGCAAATTCATTATACCATCTAATTAATACCTCTGCAAGTTCAGCGTTTGTTGTGACCCCACCATTAATGCTGGGGTTTGAAAGCCAGACCTTACTCGTTGTCGTTAGTGGTGAACAATACGGTAACACTGCTGTCGGGTTGTTCTTATAACCCCTTTTATCATCAGCAGTTCCAGTAAGTTTTGAATTGCCACTTCCACTACACTTACTGCGTATAAAATTTTCACCCAATTTAGTTAATTTCGTTACTGCCATATTATTCAATTTTTAATGAGTTTGTTGTTTTATCATACATTGCATCGAAATGAGTTTCTTCTCTTTGACTAACAAAATTAGCTGCTGAAATAACCACCTCACCCGGGGTTTGATTTGGTCTGTATGCCGTGAACGCCACAGGATTCAATACTCTTGGTACTGGATATTTTAATAACTTAGTTCCACTAAAACTTGTTGTCATTTTATTTGCGGTTATATTGTGTTCAACGGTTAATATAATATATGCGCCATTGAATAACGGAATGTTCTCCAACTGGAAATATTGTGTTGGTTGAATCATTGCGTTCCCAAATCCAGTGACCGTAGCTTTATACGACCTGTTTTCATAGAGATTATATAGGTTCTGTCCTTTTGGGACGGGAGCATCTGGATTATTATCACCAGCAAGTCTCGATAAAATCTGTATGCTTTCATTGGTCTCAGGGTATTCCTTACTATCGATTTTAATGTCAGTAAACATTGATTGATTTTGTTCACCGAATCTAACTCTAAATGCCCTTACTTGTCGCCAAGGAAAATCTGTATTCTCTTCCAACTTATCATTAACCGTACCCTGTGGGTCTGGTTTTGATGTGAAATAATCCGTCACACCCGGTTCAGTTATATCAATAATCCCATCATTCACAAACCCATTCCCCGCCACAGACGGATAACTCGAAGTCCCACCAATATACATACACACGAACGCAGTTGAATTCTGTGCTTCAATTGCTCCTGTGTGAATCTTGAAACTATCTTCCCAACTGGTTTCATTTTCAAAGCTCATGAAATTTTGTAATGGAAAGAATTCGAATCCATTTAATGACAATAACTGTGATAATACACTAAATAAACTGATATTGGGATTATCCATCATATCAATTAAAATTTCAGCATTTATTACGGTGTCACCAATTGGGTTCATACCCCTGTCAACAAAAGCAAACGAATCGATTAGTCTTTTATTTGGTTTATTGAAGGGATAATATTCATTAGTACTTACGCTTCCCGTCAACCACTTATCATTTATGTTCTTAAATGAATAGTAGAG